TTCGACAACACGGTTGCCCGGCGAGTCGAGTGAGCCGTCTGCATTGCGCTTGCGAACTTGCAGGCGAACACCAGCAGAGCCGACGACATTGCTGTTCAAGATTTGAATATAACGCTTGGCATACGGGTCATTGCGCGATATTTCGCGGCAACGGTCACGCAAAATGCGTAAAGATGGGCTGATTTCGCTGTCAGCAGACAGTGACTGCGTGATAAAATCGGAAAAAAGACGGCCTGTTTCTGCGCCGTAATATGACCGTTTCATGTGTTTTGGCTTCTGTTTCGTGCGTAGAAAATCAAAAAATGCCATCGGTTAGAACCTCACCAGAATTGTTTGGCCTGTCTTTTCACCATTCTCAGCAAGCTCTTTATTGATTTCGCGCTGATATTCGGCGCGATAGCTTTCGCGCGCTTCCATAAGTTCAGCAAATGAGAATTTAGTCAGGCTGCGACCATTGATGCTGTAGTTAGACACATCGCTGTCGGCTTTGCCGGACAAGATGCTCTCAATCTTATTGAGCATAATCTCGGCATGACTGCGCGGGTCTGCGCCGTTCACATCCAAGTCTTCGATTACGTCGAATGTGCCGTTGTCAACCACGATGCGATTGCCAGAAGATGTCTCTGTGATGTCAAGCTGCCAGTGGTAATGCCCGGCGGTGTAGTTTTCGGTCACGCTGCTTGCGGCAGAAAATAAATAGTAATCGGCGTTCTCTGTCGCGGCAATCTTGAACTCAGTCGAGCCAGCATGTGTTGACCGTGCAACTATCTCGGCAGAGTGCGTGGCGACAGGATAATCATCAACAAGGTCGGTTCGCTTCCACTGAACAAAGTCACCAACAACAAGTTTGTGCGGTTCAGTTGTTGGCGCGTTATCAGCGTCGAATAAATTAGCCACGGCATGACCCCTGTGTAAAGAACGACTGCTTCTTGTCGCGCCGTTTAACAACCTTGCTGTGTCGCCCCTTGCGCCGTATCTTTAACTTGACACGCGGTTCTGCGACCCCAAACTTCTTTGCCATCTTACATCATCTCCACGAATTTGCAAAGCCTGTGCTGGGTGGCCTACGTCTGGCCGTCCTGCGCTCCACCTTAACTTCTTCTGCAACGTCGTCTGGCTTCTGTCTGGCCTTCTGCCTAGATGCCATTGCGTTGATATTCGTGTTAAGTATAGCAGAAGCGGCGATGGCATACACCCTGCAATCGAGTGCCTCGTTTCTTGCTCGTGTTTTGCGCCATTCGCGCTTTCTGAACCCTTTGTGAAAGCGTGTCACGATTTCCTCGGCGGTCAGCATCCGAAAATACTCGTCGTCTCGGTCGATAGGGAAATGGCAATAGCCAGCACCCGTCTCTTGAATACGCAAACGCGAATAAACAATCTCTTTGGCCGTATCAACGCCAATCGGGAACAATTTACATTTCATATTGTTGTTTGTGCTGGGTCTGCCGACAAGCGGCTTGCCTTCGCCGCCGACACCTTTGATAGCAAAGATGCGCCGACCATAACGCGGCTTGCAGTATTTATAGACGGCCTGCGTAAAGTGACCGCCAGTATCAATCGCACCAGACTGGATTATCAACTCAAAGCTATCTTCGCGCTCGTATGTTGTCGCCATCAGCGCATCAAGGTCTGACCAAAGCTGCGGTGCGGCAGGGTCGCCATACAAAACTTTATAGTCAAGCGACCAAGTTTCTTCGTCACGGCCAATGCCTAACACCTCGACCTCAAGTCGGTCATCCTGAACGTCAATGCCAGCAGTTACCATCACAACACCGTTTGGAACTTTCTCGCCCCAATCTTCGCGTCGCTCTGCGATGTCATGCTCTTGGACACGCTCACCACTTTCGGCAAAAGTTTCGCCCAAGTAAGTGTTGACCCATACGCGCAAAGTCTCTGGCAGCTTCTTAGCTTCCAAAAACTCGCGCACTGCACTTTCGATAGGTGTCCACGGTGAACACAAACCAGATAGTCGGAAGCCCGCCTTCCCGACTGATGGGTTGGTGGCGACCCATCTGCCCCTGCGTATTGCTCGGAAACGAGCCGCATCATCCCAAACTGAACCGCAGTGTTCGCAGATATAAGCCGCCGTCTCTGGCGCGTCCTTATCCCACTTTACGTTGCTCCACCGAAGCACTTGTTCTTCACCGCAGTCTTTACACGGGACATGATACTCGCGTTTATCCGTTTCTTCAAATGCTGCTTCGATGCGGCTGGCATCTTTGACCGTCGGCGTGCTGACCATTACAATCTTGCGGTTTGTGAATGTGGTCGCCCGGCGTTTCGCCAAATCAATCGGGTCGCCTTCTGTGCCAGCACTGTTCGGGAAGCGGTCAACCTCATCGCATAGAACTAGGCGAACAGGACGCGACGCAAGACTTGATGGGCTGTTTGCACCGCACATCGTTATATGACCGCCAGCAAATTGCTTTTTCAAGATACTGTTGCCGCTGTCTCTTGCACGCGGGTCTTTAATCTTGTCAGCCAGTGTCGGGCAATCCCGAACCATAGGCGCAAGGCGGTCTTTCGAGAATGTTTGTGCCATCTCAAGTGTCGGCTGCACAACCAGCATCGGGGCTGGGTCTTGCGCGACATGATAGCCAATCAGGTTTAGTATCATCTCTGTCTTGCCGACCTGCGCGCATGACATGATGGTAACTTCTTCGATGTTGTCGTCCGATATAGCATCCATAATGCCGCGTTGATATTCGGCACGGCTGGTATTCCACGCGCCGTATTCGCTCGATGCTTCGCTCGACAGCACGCGATATTGGTCAGCCCATTCGCTGATGCTTAAATCGGGCGGCGGCTTTACTGCGTCCAGTGTTCGCTGGACGACAATCTTAGCCGCTTGCTTGTTCGGTATCGTTATCGTCTTCATACGTTTCCACCACGCTGTTTGACAGTTCATCCAATGCGCTGTTGACGTAATCTTTCAACAGCGACTTCGCTTCTTTCACATTGTCCGCACTAAACACATCAGGCGCAGCTTTTGCAGGCAATGCCATCATGCGCGCGCGAAACACGCTAAAGATGTTCTGGTTAATTTCCGCAACCATCTCGACGGGCAGCAGCAGGCCGCGTTCTTTAGCCAGTTCAATCTCTGCCATCTCAGCTTCGGCGGCAACCTTGCGTGCGCGTGCCTCGTCGTAGCTTAGAACTTCGCTGCTTGTGGCAACCTGACCGATGATTGCTTTGGCCGCGTCGTCGAGTTTGTAATACTTGCCACGCTTGTCGGTCTTCGCCGGGACTACATCATTGAGGCGTTTGGCTACAGCACGCCTGTCCATATTAAACTCAACACCTAAAGCCGATATTGTCCATAGTTTCTGCGTCATACTCATCTTGTCAAATCTCCTCGTGGTGGCCTTTGGCTTTTTTCCTATCGCTAAAAAAAGTTTGGGGTTTGAATTACCCGCAAACGGGTTGCATAGGAAAGAACCTAGTTATCTGGCAGTCTTTAGTGCGTATCTTAACGCTTTGCGGAAGTTCTTTGTTAGCTTGTCGCTTACATACTTGTCGCTTGAACCATACAAGTCATAGCGTCGCTTGTAAGCAGGCGGCGCGCTTGTGAAGTTCAAAATCTTTTTTGACTCGCCGCCTTCTCGCTTGCGAATACCAACAGGCTGTCCGCCTTTTCTTGCTATGTAGAAACCTTGCGAACCTTTGCGTCGTGCGTTTGCACGGAAGCCGACCTCACCGAACGCCTGCACTTGCGAAAGAATTTTTGTATAGTAGCCCCCGGTTATATTGCCAGCAGCATTACGCGGTGCGCCTGATGCAGGTGCTGTGTATATCTTGCGTCCAACCTTTTGGCTCAACAGCTTCTCGTGCCGCTTCTGTCTTCGGCGTGTGCCTGCAATGTTAGGTGTCAAATACTTATAGGCTGGCGTTCCTTTGCCTGAGAACTCCCTAAAGAACACACGCGACTGGATGGGTCGGTCTTTCTTGTTAGCTGACTGATATGCGATTGACTTCAATGTGTATGCAACAGGCTTAGTGAAACTTCGTTTCATCTCGCGCTTCTGCTCACTCAATAAGCCTTTGGCTGTATTGGTCAAGGCCAACGCAGTGGCGAATGGCAACTGCTTTGCTTGTATCCTGTCCAACTTTTTGGTCAGCCTTTTTATATCTGTGTTTACGTCTAATCGTATTGTCAAAACGGCATCTCATCATCAAAGTGTTCATCGCCCTTGATGCCAACGACTTCAGCACCGGGGAACGCAATCTTGGCTGCATGAACATCCATTTGACTGCGCCACGCACGCACAATGCGTGCGACCTCAATGACAGTATAGACTGGTAAGTCGGTCTGCGCCAATGTTGCAGCACTGTTATCTTTGGCGATAACAATCTGCATCTCATCCTTGCCATCTTCTTGTGGGGCAGTTGCGTGCCATAATTCTGGCGGAACTGCCCTATGACCGCTTGCAATCGCCTCTTTCTCTAATGCAGCCCACCCACGCAGCATGACACCAGCACGCTGAATAACTAGGTCAACGTCCTTGTCATGCAGTGCCACATCCAGCTTTGCGCGTGCGGCCTCGAACTTAGCTGCTGTCTCAGGGCTGACTAAAGTTTCCAATCGGCCTGCACCCCATCGCAGTTCAATGTCAGCCGCAGCCGCGTCAAGCGGTTTAAGCGCACCGTTTATCTGGTCATACTGCCAGCCTTGCATCGGCACATAGTCATCCTTGCCGATTGCGTCCACATCATATCTGCTTTTGCGTTTTGTCATCACAACCCCCTAAACTTATCAATATCAAAATATGCGTGCAGCGACATATCATTCGGGTCATTCCTATCTGTCCTGCCGCCCATATCAATCGTGCAGTCATCTTCGAGGCATACATAGCCAAGCTGGTCTGTCCATTGCACGAATAGATACGACTTCACGCCAAAGTGCTTATTCACTTGCCGGGCATGTAGCACCTTCTCCATACCAATCATCATGCTGTCATATTTTGCCATCGTATTGCGGCGGCACTTGATTTCGATAAGTGCCTTCAAGCCATCGGTGGTAAATGCTGCATAATCCATTTGGTTCAGTCGTGGCAACTTGACCATCATATAGCCACGCGCTTCTGTTATCAGTCGCGCCACAGCTTCCTCGTTTGCCACATCTGCTTTTGTCTCATATATCGGTCTATTCATATCTTTCCCCATTCTTCATACATACCCCCTATATAGGGGGGGTATGTAGTGTATGAATGTTCATGCCTAACCTTCATGTTACCTTCATGCCTTCATACCTATGTTGAATAAGCCATTGTTTTTGCTTAACAACTCTTTTGACACTAGGCGTGAAGTGAAATCCGACCATCCGCTGTCTGAATAGTTCTTACCATCAGCCGCAACAGCCCTTCTCAGCACATCTGAACGCACCCCTTTTGACCCATCTTCGTCGGTTTCGGTGAATGTGCCAGCCCGTAACAACTCCGCCAGAACGTCAATACACTGCTGCTGACCGTCGCTGAGTTTCTTGTTTTTAGGTATGCCATCGGTCACATCCAGCACCAGACTGCTTTGCTCTTGTGCAAATGCGTCTTGCACAAATGCAACTTCACGCGCTGCCATAGCCAACGGGTCGGCCTCGGACACATCTTTCTGCTTCTGCACGATAACCTCAATATATTCCGTGCCAGTCGTGCGCTTAATGGCAATCGACGTATCAACCGCACCCAGCAGACTTGACGAACCACGCAAGCCCTTGTCGCTGTCTTTGCCGCTATGGTGAACGGCCAGCACAGTGCAATCAAACCACTCTTTCAGTAAATCGCACGACCGTATAAACATGCCCATATCGGTCGCGCTGTTCTCATCAGCACCAGACCCGGCAAATGACCTTGCCAGTGTATCGACCACAATTAAGTCAGGTGACACACCGCCCAGCGTGTCCTCAATGGCTTGTCTCAGTTGTAATACATCTGGGGCATCTTCCATTGCCATACCAATCGGCGTTGTAACGGCATAAAACGGCACACCCTCATCGCCAAGCTGCATGTCCCTGTGCCACGCTTCTGCACGCACAGCGATGCCTGATTGGCCTTCCATAGCCAGATACACCACCGCACCCTGCGCGGTTGGCCGACCATTCCAGTCAACGCCGTGTGCTATCGACAATGCCCAATCAATCGCCAGAAACGACTTAAAACTAGCAGGTGCGCCATATAGCACCGCAAAGCTATTTTCTATGATATAATCCGCGACCATAAACGACGGCGGCGGTGTTGCACGCAACTCGCCTAGTGTTTTGACCTTGATTTTTCGTTGAGGAACTTCTGCAACGCTGCTGGATACGCTTGTTGGCGAACTGTCTTTGTTCGGCGCAATATGAATGTCTGCAATCTTGCCTTCTCGCGCTCGGATAATTGTGCTGGTAACTTTCTTTCTAAACTCATCAATCCCACGCCCTTCTGCGTTCAAATCGCCTGTGCGG